TGCCGGCACACAAACAGCAAACACAGCAGCGCCCGCTGAAGCACCTAACCCAACTGATGCAAGATTAGCTGCCGGCACACAAACAGCAAACACAGCAGCACCAGCTACTAAACGTGAGCCTATAGGTCGTCCTGAAGCTGACACCCGTGCTGAAATGGCAGCGTTACTTGCTAAAATAGAAAAAACAAGTAGAAAACCTGCAGCGGCTAAACCTGCGGCTAAACCTGCGGCAACACCTGCGGCACAACCTGGATTACCAGCAGACGTACAAGGAAGTGTAGCAAACATTGCTAATCAAGTGACAGCAGTACCGGGCGCAGCGGCAACACCTGCGGCAGCGCCAGCAGGGCCACCGGTGGGATTTACAAAAGTACCAGCAGCAAAATCTACTGCGCCAGTAACAGCACCAGCAGCTGGTAAACCTGCTGACGCACCAGTAGCAGCACCAGCTGCGGTAACATCTTCAACGAATGTTCCTCCGCAACCAATATTGAACGGTAAACCGTCTACCGGGCCAAAAGGTAAAGCATGGTTAGCACAATACGGTACAACACATAATGCTAACGGTACTCCAAAAGCAGGACAAACAGGTCAATCAGGAAAACCTGCAGCACCAGCACAGGTAGCTGAACCATCTGCACCGTCAACAGTATCAGGGCCAACAGATAATCGTCCGGTTAATGATAGAATTAAGTCTGGTGTGGCAGCGGCTACTGATACAGTTAAGTCTGCTGTGGCAGCACTACCAACGCCTGGAAGCTTAAAATCAGGTGAAACAGATAATCGATCGGTTAATGATAGATTTAAATCTGCTTTAGGACTAAAAGAATCTGAGATGACATTGGCAGAAAGAATGGCTTACTTTACTAGTAAGTTAGATAATCTAAGTAGGTCATCTTCTAAAACTTCGGTACAATTAAACGAGTCAAGGGTGGCGCCGGTTAATCCAGTAACTGCAATGGGCAATATGGCCCGCGCATTAGGAGCGGGTTCCGGGACAGCAGCGGCGATCAAATTAGGTAAAAATACTTGGCGTCCAGTACCCGGGGTACAAGGTTCATTTACAAATGGTAAGCAAACAATTACTCAGGCTCAATTAACTGCTAGGCAAAATGCAGCGGCTGCTAGAGCAGCAGCGAGAGCGGGAGCACCAGCAGCACCAGCAGCACCAGCAGCACCAGGAACAACAGCGGCAACAACAGCAGCAACGACAGCAGCAACGACAGCGGTACCTAGAGCAAGTCGTATGGCCGCAATTACACAGCATTTAAAAGATAATCCAAAGAAATATGCAGCATTACTTACTGCTTTTGGAGGTCTTGCAGGCGCGGCTGCATATCTTTATAATAGAGAAACCGCAGTTACACCCCCTAGCCCAGTAGGACCAGCCCCAGGACCAGCCCCAGCCCCAGCCCCAGAACCAGATATTCATAAGCCATATCCAGGACCAGCCCCAGCCCCAGACCAAGGTGGTAAAACGACGTATGCGGATGCGGAGGATATTGAAAAATTAAATGCATTAGCCAGAGAATTAGAAAACAGTAATGATCCGGTAACTGTAGATTTAATGAAAAGATATAATCATGTTATTAATTCAATTAATAATGGAAGTCCGGACGATATGAGTACATACGGAGCTCAAGCCTTAAAACGGTCATCTGCTGACGGATTGGCTGATATATATAACGAAAATTACGAGCCAAACACAGATTCCAGTATACTTGAAGCAATTAAACGAATTAATCGTAAATACACGAATGAGGGGTCTATTGTAGATGGAGTTTGGACTGACAAGCCTCCTAAACCAGGGCAACCTAATGTTCCTGCTCCAACGGATCCAGAAGGAGTACCGTCTGTTAAAAAGCCAGTAGTTAAAAAGCCAACAACTACAAATACAACAGTGGTTAAAGAATTTGACGAATCATCTGATGAATTGGAACGAATCTTACATATTATGAATCACAGAAGATAAGGGTAAATTGCTTATCAAAAACCTCACTTAAAAGGTGAGGTTTACCATATACGTGATAAATACATTGACATTTTGAAATAGTAATGCTATACTATCTCTAATGTTAGTTACTTCATTCGGAAGTAGCGACTATAAAAAGAGACCATCTCAATTAACTTAAGGAAATATTATTATGGCAACTTCACTAGCAGACATTCGTGCCCGTATTGCGGCACAAGACAATAAAACAAAATCCGGAACATCAACACAAAGTGATAATTCAATTTATCCACATTGGAATGCAGATGAAGGTTCAACCGCAACTATTCGGTTTTTACCAGACGGTAACTCAAGTAATACTTATTTTTGGGTTGAAAAACAAATCATCAAATTGCCATTCAATGGTGTAAAGGGTGATACTAACATGAAACAAGTTCAGGTACAAGTTCCTTGTGTGGAAATGTATGGACCTGAATTTACTTGCCCAGTGTTAGCAGAAGTTCGTCCATGGTATAAAGACGAAACTTTAAAAGAAATGGCAAATAAATATTGGAAAAAACGTACTTATTTGTTTCAAGGCTTTGTCCGAGGCAATCCAATGGCTGATGATAAAGCACCAACAAATCCTATTCGTAGATTTGTTATTTCTCCGCAAATCTTTACTATCATCAAATCAAGTTTGATGGATCCTGAAATGGAAGAATTGCCAACTGACTATATGCGTGGACTTGATTTGAATATTAAGAAAACTGCAAAAGGTGGTTATGCTGATTATTCTACTAGTACTTGGGCCCGTAAAGAAAGTGCATTAACTTCTGTGGAACAAGCAGCAATTGAAACTAATGGCTTATTCAATCTTACTGATTTCTTACCTAAGAAACCAAATGATGCTGAATTGAAAATCATCAAGGAAATGTTTGAGGCATCAGTAGATGGTAAACCATATGACTTGGAACGATGGGGCTCATATTATCGTCCATGGGGCTTGGATGCCCCAGGCGGCGCAACTACCGAGAATGCTATAACTAAAGTTATTGCTGAGATTAAATCAACCCCGTCAGAAACACCTGAACCCTGGGAAGAAGCAACTCCAATTGTACTGCCTAAAACAGCAGTATCCGGTGACAAAGCAAGTGATATTCTAGCAATGATTCGTGCTAGACAGACAAAACCTGCTTAAGTAAAATACGGCTTGGGCCTCTGCGGATTAATTTCCGTACGCTCAGGTTATCCTATAGGAGAATAACAATGACAATGCCTGATGAAAGATATCGTGCTATTAAACACGGTAAAAAATTATTAGAAGAATTATGCGACCCAGGTAGAACTCCGCGAGTACCTAGTATGGTTAGAGATCGGGCTAGAGGCGTACTTAGACATTATCCAAGTGATTGGGATATAGATACTATGGCTGAAAAATGTCCGGATATGCTTGACAAACAGCCAACTAGTGTATATAATACACATTATAAATAAATGAAAGAAAATATATGGCAAAACCGTTTGACATAAGTAAGTTCCGCCGCGAAATTACTAAAAGTATTGAAGGACTTTCAATAGGATACAATGACCCAACGGATTGGGTTTCAACTGGCAACTTTGGCTTAAACTATTTGATATCAGGTGATTTTACTAAAGGCGTACCTCTTGGTAAGGTTACTGTTTTTGCCGGAGAGTCTGGATCAGGAAAATCATTTATCTGCTCTGGAAACCTTGTTAGGCACGCACAACAACAAGGAATCTACGTTGTCTTAATTGACAGCGAAAACGCATTAGATGAAAAATGGCTACACGCATTGGGAGTAGATACAAGCGAAACTAAATTGCTTAAACTTAATATGGCTATGATTGATGATGTGGGTAAAACTATATCAGAATTTATGAAGTCATATAAAGCACTCCCGGAAACAGACAAACCAAAAGTATTGTTTATTATTGATAGTCTTGGTATGCTATTGACTCCAACTGACGTTAATCAGTTTGAAGCAGGTGACATGAAAGGTGACATGGGTCGTAAGCCTAAAGCACTAACAGCACTTGTTCGCAACTGTGTTAACATGTTAGGTAGTCACAACGTAGGATTGGTTGCTACGAATCACACATACGCAAGTCAAGATATGTTTGATCCAGATGATAAAATTTCAGGTGGTCAAGGATTTGTGTACGCAAGTTCAATTGTGGTTGCTATGAAGAAACTAAAACTAAAAGAAGATGCAGATGGTAATAAGGTTCCTGAAGTAAATGGTATCCGCGCTGCTTGTAAGATTATGAAAACTCGCTATGCAAAACCGTTTGAAACTATTCAAGTTAAGATTCCATATGAAACAGGGATGAGTCCTTATAGTGGATTAACTGATATGTTTGAGAAATCAGGAGACTTGAAGAAAGAAGGTAACAGTTTAGTATATACTACAGTAGATGGTGAAATTCTTAAATCATTTCGCAAGGGCTGGGAAGCAAACAAAGACGGTATCCTAGATAAAGTTATGCTAGAATATACTGGAAAAACTAAAAAAGTGATAAGTAATGTAACACCTGAGGAAGAGAGTACAGAATGAATTTAGATTTCGTAGCAGAAGTATGGGATACATTACGTAGCCATGTAGATTTACATGATAGGTCAGAAGCAGCAGATTCTTTAATCAATTTATTAATTGATAATAATTATGAAGCCGACGATATTAAAGAATCCTTTAAAGGTGATAAAGATATTATTGGTGCATTAAAATATTATGCTGAACAGCATGACCAAGAAGAAGAATATGAAGAAGACACTGATGAAGACTCTGATGAATGGAACTAAATGACTTGGTACACTCGTGTCAGTTCAGATCTGGCAGAAATCCCAGACTTCATTGCTGCATATGAATCAGAATTGTTATTAGGTAAGTACGATGTTAAAATCAATGGCAATATTGAAAAAAACGTTGCAGCATTACCGGGTATTACTGAACATAGATTTAATCAACTTCAGGAAATTGAAGCCGTATTAAATCTATTAAATATAAAATTACGAAAAATACGTAGGACTCATTTTCAAAAATATTTAGAGGCATATCAACGTGCCTTAACTAGTCGTGATGCTGAAAAATATGTTGACGGTGAGGAAGAAGTTATAAACTTTGAAACTTTAATCAACGAAGTGGCTTTACTTAGAAATAAATATTTAGGAATAATAAAAGGGTTAGAGTCAAAAAATTTCATGTTAGGTCATGTGGTTCGTTTACGAACTGCTGGAATGGAAGATATTTCAATTGGATAATTTATGTCAAAAATAACAACTGTTAATCACAACCTTCATGCCGCTCAGTCAACAATGACGGTAGGCAATAGCAATAATATAGTGACTATCACCGGTCATACTAAATTCCCAAAATCACCAACCGTTACAATAACCGGTAGTGGGTCGAATAGTTGGTTAACTTGGCATGACGATTTAAAAGTTCCTCAGAACAAACATATTACTCACTTATCTGGTCTATCATCAACTGTTGATATGCTGGCAATTAGTGTGGCATGGAAACGTTTACGAGATAGTAATGAGGTATATCGTACTGTATCGTCATTGTTAGATGAATCATTGTTTGATGCTGTAACTCCTGAAGACTTAACGTTAGCAGAGTCTATTAGAATTTATTATCAACAAAAATTAATTAAGTTACGTTTATTGGGTAATAGGGAACTATCTAAGTTTAGAGCAGACTTGTCAATTTATATTAACGGACCAGGCACGACATTTATAGAATCTGATTTACCAATGATATACAGATTGCCTGAATTTTATGAATATGATATTTCGCTTGATCGTATTAAACAAGGGGTAAAGGTGCATATGCCGATTAACCCAATTTTTGGGGCAACTAATATTGCAATTACTAAAACATTAATTCCCGTTCAATATTTAACTAGATCGGTAAAAAAAGTAAAAATACATGAATATTGGTTAAAAGATGAACAGGATTTTTTGCACTTAATTTCAATTGGACACGATAACGCATTGCAACATATTTGGGACAAGGAGTTCAGTAAAGAGATGTTATCAATTCAGGCGTTTTTTCCATTGGCAAATCAAGATGATTTTCAATATTTTAAACTGTTAAAGTGGAAATTATTATAAATGTTATACGTTATTGAGTAATCAAGATAGACTTTACTGTAGTTGTTATGTGGATAAATATTAGTTTGTGAAAGGAACAAAAATATGGAAATTATGAATAAACTATTTTCAACAGCAAGCAGTGGCATTAGCCAAATCGTAGACCTAGGTATTAAATTACTGGCTATGGGAGTAGTGTTGCAACTTATATTTGGTGCAGCCGTGCCTTTTCTAGGTATAGACATTCTTGCTAATGTTATAAAATTCGTAGCCGCACTTGGTAGCCAAGGCTTAGTAGGCTTGGTAGCCTTAGGAGTTCTATTTTGGTCATTTGATAAAAACAAAGCCTAATTTTACTATAGTCAACCTTTAACCCGCTTCGGCGGGTTTTTTAATGCTTGACATTAAATCTAAAATCTGTTATAATAGAGTCTTATTCAGTCAACAACAGGAGTTTTAGATGGGTTATAAAGTTGTCGCAGACAAGTATCAGATGGATGAAATGCGTACCAAGTATGGCCCCCGCAAAGGCTTAGAAGGTCCATTCAATTTTACCGGTCGGGTGTTGTATTATGACAACATAGAAGGCGCCTACTACGATCCAACTACGGATTTCTATGTGGAGCAGTCTGAAATGGACATGATCCATCAGCGTATTGTTAACATTCTCAAGGCTTGACAATAAATAGTTTTGGGTGTATAATAGATACTTAGACAGCAAAAAACAGGACTCAATATGAAAGTTAAGACAGCAGTTAAGCGAGTTGAAGAAGCAGTCAACTGCGGAGAGTTCAAGATGGCTGACCACTTGTTGACCAAGTATCGTCGGCGCTTTGGCAATCGTCATTTCACGTACTGGCTGCGTCTGCAGGTTGCCAACGGACTGTATTTCACTGCTGCATAACTCTACAAGTTGACATTAAATGGTTTTGGGTGTATAATACACACATAGATAGCAACAAACAGTAGCACAAAATGAACGAACGAATTAACGAATTGAAGTCTCAATGTATTTTTCGTGAAACTCGCGGTACCACTGCATTCAACAGTTATGTTGTAGATCGGTTTGATACAGAAAAGTTCGCCCAGTTAATTGTTCGGGAATGTGCTCTTACTGCTGGGTTAATGGAGCATGAAGGACGTCAGGGCATTGGCGCACAAATATTAGATAATTTCGGAGTTGAAGAATGAAAACAATTTACAAATACACTGTAACAGGTATTCCATTACAAA